TGTATGAAATGTATGAATTGCTCAAGAGTGATTAGTCCTGAACGTCTATCCGTATTACCAAAAACACGAATCTGCACGCCCTGTGCAATGCGCGCGCCTGTTAAAAAGGTAAAGGGCAGAATGATCTATGAGCACAAGACTGCTCCTACTATTGAAGTGATGTCTGAAGAAACCTTTAACGATTCTCGTAAATACACACCTAACTTCGGCATGGGCAGTGGAGTACATGTCGTATCAAAACCTAACTCATCATTATGAATAAAATTGTAAAAGTATTGATTCACTCGCTAACAAAGGATTCAACGTATGTCGTCACTTCACTTAGGGAGTGTAAGACCGCGCTAGATCAAAACGTCTATGAAATGGCTATGCGTAAAAAAGAAACTGTTCTTTTACGAGAAGTATGTGCTCAACCAATTTTCGAATCAGATATATAGGATATAGATTATGAATACATTTAAAATAGTTGGTGAAATTTTCTTTTGGCTTGTTTCAATTGGAATGTTGTGTGGTGTGATTGTTGCAACGATAAATTTATTTAAAGATAACGAAAACGCGGAGAACGAATAATGATTATTTTGCCCCTTCCTTTTATATTTGCGACCGGTCTTTTTGCTGTTTCATTTTTTGTATTGCTTAGCATTTACAAAATGACAGATGAAGACAAGTAAATTAACGGTTTACATATAACTATAAACTGATTATAATAGATACATGATTATATTTGACTTTTCCGGTATTGTAGTACCTAATATATTTGCACTAGAGCCCGATGAAGAATTGAACCAAGGTGTGCTTAGGCATATAACGTTAAATTCTTTGAGGATGCATTACACGAAGTTTAAAAATGAATACGGTAAAAACGTTTTTATCGCGTGCGATTCATCCTCTTGGCGTAAAGACGTTTATCCCGAGTATAAAGCTGCTCGTTCTACAAAAAGAGATGAATCAAAAATTGATTGGTCTCAGGTGTATTCTTGGCTTGATGAAATAAAACAAGAAATAAATGAATATACTCCATTCACACTGATCAATACACCAAAGGCTGAGGCAGATGATGTTATTGCCACTTTAGTAGAAAGATACTCCAATGAAAATATTCTTATTGTTTCAGCGGATAAAGATTTTTTGCAACTTCAGCAAAATCCAAATGTTAAACAGTATTCAGTATACACCCGAAAGATGATGAAAGAGGAAGATCCTCATCGATATCTTTTAGAGCATATTCTACGGGGTGATAGTAGTGATGGCGTTCCAAACGTATTATCTGACGATGATACATTTATAACGGAAGGCAAACGTCAATCGCCTCTTCGTAAAAAAAGATTAGATGAACTGTGTGAGTCATGGATAAATACGGGTACACCGTATTTTGATAATGAGATTCATCTGCGAAACTTTTATCGTAATCAGCGAATGATTGATTTGTCATTTATTCCGATTGAACTTAAAGAACAAATTAATTATGAAATTGATGAAAAGCTTGAAGCTAAAAAGCCAAACGTAAATCGAATGATGAATTATCTTATATCAAAGCGCTGTCAAAAATTACTTGGTCAACTATCAGACTTTTTTTAATATTATGAAAACACTAAAACAAAAACTAGACGCAATTCACGAAGCTAAACAAGAACGCACTATCGTTAAGAACCTTAAGGAACACGAAGACTTTGTCTTACGAACAATTCTTCAAGGTAACTTTTCTGATATTATTTCATTTCCATTTCCATCTGGTGAACCTCCCTTTGAGCACCTCCATGAAGAGGTTGAAGTTGTTGATAACCATATGATGAAACTCGCGAAGTGTACAAAAAACGCTAAACTCGATTTGATTCAAAAGGAAATGTCTTTCATCAAACTCTTAGAATCAATTGGTTACGAAGACGCCAAGATTATTTGTAAAATCAAAGATGGAGATCTTGAGGATCTATACCCACGCATCACTAAAAATGCTGTGCAAAAAGCTTTTCCAAATCTCTTGTAATTTTGTAGAATCTAAATGAAACGCAGTCCAAACAAAAGGATCCAATGAATATCTTCGTTCTAGATGAAAAGCCACACATTGCAGCTCGTTATCATTGTGATAAACACGTAAACAAAATGATAATTGAAAGCGCGCAAATGCTTTCAACTGCTCATCGTATGCTTGATGGCGTAAAAGAACGGAGACCTTCTAAATCTGGTAAGCGAATGGTGCAATATTGGGTTCACCCAGAACATGAAGATAAATTGTACAAGGCGGTCCATATGCATCACCCCTGTACTATTTGGACAATGGAAAGCGTTGAGAATTATAGGTGGCACTATCGCCTATTCATGAATCTTACACTTGAATTTAGTTGGCGTTATTGCAAATACCACAAGACATTTCAACAGCTTGGTGGGATTTTAATGGAACCTCCAAAAAACATTCCAAACATCGATCGTACCCCATTTAAGCTTGCAATGGGATCAAACCCAGAATGTATGGATCAAACAAACCCAGTTGAATCCTATCGACGATTTTACGAAACTAAACAAGATCGGTTTAATATGAAATGGACAAAACGTGAAGTTCCATCATGGTTTAAACAAAAGGCAAAAGTATGATATACCAATATAAATGTGACAAATGCGAAAATGCATTTACGCGGAACCTTCCAATGGCTGATGCAAAAGTGCCATTGTCCGAACCTTGTCCAGAATGCAATGAATCAGATTGCGTTTATCGTGATTATAGTTCAGTAAGCTTAACGTATGACATCCTGGACGTACAAACACGTGCAGCAAAGGTTGGCGGCTCAGGTTTCACTGACGTAATGAAAGCAATTAAAAAGGGTGCTGGCAAAGGGAACAATATTCGTGTTTAAACATAGATATATTGAAGAAGTCGAAAATCTTTCAAAATCCGTAAGCGTTAAGACTGAGTCAACTGGACGAGTTTATACGTTTGGTGAGAAGAAGTACCCATCAATCACAACTGTTCTTGGTCGCAAGCCAAACCCTGGTTTGCATGAATGGCGAAAACGTGTGGGCGAGAAGGAAGCTACACGAATTGGAAATCAAGCTGCAGTCCACGGCACTAAGTTTCACAACCTAATGGAATCTTACATCCGTAACGAATCAATTCCTGATAACTTAACACCAAATCTACAATGCGCATTTTCTGGCATGAAAAGAGTTCTTGATGAAAACGTTGACGAAACACTTGGCATTGAAACACCTCTCTACTCCGATTACCTATGTGTAGCTGGAAGGTGTGACCTTATCGCAATGTGGAATGGTGTACCAAGCATTGTAGATTTTAAAACGTCAAAAAGATATAAGACAAGAGCACAAATCCATAGCTATTTTACCCAAGCTGCGGCATATGCCTTGATGTTCGAAGAGATCACGACAATCTCAGTTCCTCAGCTCATCATCTTAATGACGGTTGAAGGAAGTGAAAAGCCATTGGTATTCTATGAACGCAGGCGCCATTGGACCCCAGAACTAATAGATTTACTGCAGACGTATGGTGATAAACTTTGATGGTTTTTCATAAGCCATTGAAAATCAACATACTAAACTTGCACTTTATGGTTTACCATAGGACCATATCTGTTGTATAATCTACTTATGGAAACCACACAAAACAACCCCTTCACTGTCGATGTTCAAAATACCGTGGCTCGTCTCCTTTCTAAGGAGAACATTCAGATCCACCGATCTTTGAAATATAAAACTGCTTTCTTTGATATGGAGAAGCGTTTACTGGGACTCCCAGTTTGGAAATCAATGCCTCGCGAGGTTTACGATTTGTTCATTGGTCACGAAGTTGGCCATGCTCTTTACACCGACATTAATGACATGAAATCTTTCATGTCTCAGTTTGGTAAACACTCCTTATATAACATCCTTGAAGATATCCGGATTGAGCGGCAGATTCAAATCACTTATCCGGGGCTGCCTCGTCTTTTCAAAAAGGGATATAACCACCTCTTTGAAAACGAGTTCTTTTCAACAAATGATCTTAACGAAATCAATCAAATGAATTTCCTGGATCGCTTGAACATCAAAGCCAAAACCGGCCGGGATGTTATTTTTGCTGATGATGAAATTGATTTGGCCAACGAGGCCCTCTCAATCAAAACTGTTGAAGAGCTCTTTGATGTTGCTCAAAAAATTGTTGACTTTCTCAAAAGCAAAAATGAAAAGCAAAATCCTCAGTCAAACCGAAACGATGATTCTAATCAGGGTGATTCTAATCAGGATGGTGAAGAGGATCCTTCCACCTCTGAACAAAATGACACTGATGTTGATCAGAATGGTGAAAGTCAAGAGGGTGAACAATCTCAGTCTGATGAAACTTCAAACGACGAGCAAAATCATAACCCAATTGACGAAAGCGAAGATGCTGATGACGGTGAAGAAGGACAGGTAAATGAAAGCAGCGAAGTTGCTGGTAGTGGTAATAGTCCTAACCAAGAGGACGATGCATTCAAATCCAAGACCATGGAAGATCTTGAGAAAAACCTAAAAAACGATATTCAAGATAGTCAAAAAAACGGCGTTGCCACTCACGTTGAACTCATCATGCCAAGCCAAAAACATTTTGACGAGGCTGTGATTGATTATGACAAAATCCTTGAGGCTCGAAATCACCGCCGAAGTCAATTGAGCGAATCAATTCATGAAAAGTACTTGGTGTTTATGAAAGACACCAAGAAAACTGTTATCAGTTTGGCAAATCAGTTTGAGCAAAAGAAAGCCGCTTTTGAATATAGTCGCTCACGTGAATCAAACTGCGGCGTCATTGATGTAAACAAATTGCACAAATACAAATACGATGACAGGCTTTTCAAAAGCGTTGCACAACTACCCAATAGCAAATCACATGGAATCGTTTTTATGATTGACTTTTCCGGTTCGATGGGTGGTGAACGACTCAAAGAGGTTATGACTCAAACACAAATCCTCGTTAGGTTTTGCAAAAAACTAAATATTCCATTTGAAGTTTACACATGGACTGGCGGAGTTCGATCAGTTGAATTTGATAAAGAAACTCTGGAAGATCAAATTGATTTTAACAGTATGCAAATCATTAACATTTGCTCAAGCCGAATGACAAAGCGCGAGTTTGAAACTGCAATTTTCGATATGTACATTCTAGCAGAGTTTCAAGCCCAATATATCAACATGGTTGAATATCATACTCTTGGTAACACACCTATTGGAAATGCAATGGTCTTTGCAATTGAGGCGTTGAAAAGGTTTAAAGCGCAAAACAATATTCAAAAGACGACTTTCATGTTTTTAACTGATGGCGCGGGTGATCCAATTTGTTATCGGACTGTTCGTAAGTATCACAATGGTAATACATACCAAACCCGGCAGCATATGCGTTACCACCAAACCGGTTATCTTAAAGTTAATGGTAAAGTAATTGAATTCTCTAAAGTCAGCTCTAGGCAGCCATACACTCCAATTCTCAAATACTTTAATGAATGTGGAGTTACCACCATTGGATATTTTGTTTCAAAAGCCGATCACTATGAACTCGCCAATTACGTTAAACACAGTGACATTCCAGAAGTGAAAAAACAAATTCGAAAAACTGGAATCGCGGCCATGGAAAATACCGCTGGGTTCAAAAAATTCATTATCATTAATACTCGCAAGGTGTTACAATTTGAAAATGAACAAGGTCTGTCTGAGGATGGATACACTAACGATCGGAAAGGTACCACCCAACTCAAAAAGGACTTTATGAAAACCGTTAAATCCAATCAACACCAAAAGGTGTTCACTAAAGAGTTCATTGAATCGATGTGCAAAAGCCTTTAAATAAAGGATGAAAAAAAAGCACTTAGCTGTTTACAAAGGCCAACCACATTCAGTATAATATATCCATGGAAACAACCAACCACACAACCAAGGAAAATGTCATGCCCAGCGTGAATCATGTTGCTATTAACTTTGACACCATGTCAAAATCGGAAATTTCCGAATCCATTGCTCAAATTATCGAGCAAATCAAAACCACCGTAAACTCCAATGTTCTGCAAAAACAAGAATTGGAAAAATTGGTGCTTTCCTTTGGCGTTACGCAAAAGGACTTTTGGAAACATTTCATCCCCAGTTCCGCTCGGGTTAAACGTGGTCATTACGATCTTGACCTTATTGCCAATCCTTCACCTGTGAAATCTGAAAACATGACAATGAAAATGCAAGAAAGTCAAAGCGATGAAAACGCAAATACTCAAATGAAGCTAATCACTCAAGACACATCTGATGACGTGACATACATCCCCGAAAAAAGCGAGGTATACGTACCGTGGGGTAACTTCGCTAATGTCCGCAAAGTTCTTGAATCTAAAATGTTTTTCCCTCTCTATATTTCAGGTCCTTCTGGAAATGGAAAAACTTTCATGGTTGAACAGGCTGCTTCTAAAGCTGGTGTGAAATTCATTCGGGTTCAGCTCACACCTGAAACCGATGAAGACGATTTGATCGGAGGTTTCCGATTGATTGATGGTAACACTGTGTTTTGCAAAGGACCAGTTATCCGGGCAATGGAAGAAGGTGCAGTTTTGCTCCTCGATGAAATTGATCGTGCAACAAATAAAATCATGTGTCTCCAATCTGTGCTTGAAGGCAAATCGGTTCTTATTAAAAAGACTGGTGAAACTGTAAGCCCAGCGCTTGGTTTCAACATTGTTGCAACAGCCAACACCTTGGGTCGTGGATCAGATGACGGTCGATATACTGCTGCCTCCATCATTGACGACGCCTTCCTCGAAAGGTTCCCCATTACAGTCAATCAAACCTGGGCAACACCTTCTGTTGAGCGTAAAATTTTGGATCGCCATATGAATCAGTTCGATTGCGATGATAGCGACTTTGTTGAAAAGCTGGTGACTTGGGCTGGCATCATTCGCAAAACTTTTGAAGATGGCGGAATTGATGACGAAGTTTCAACCCGGCGGTTATGCCACATCGTTCAAACATACTCCATTTTCAACGATCGGAAAACTGCAATTGAACTTTCCACCAATCGCTTCGATGCCGAAACCCGGGAAGCTATCCTTGATCTTTACGACAAACTGGAGGAGGATCCATCCTCCTTCACAAATGATGATGAAAATAAAGACGAAGATTTTAGTGACCCGCTCCACCTATAATTTATATATAATCTATAAGGAACAATAAATATTATGAAAATATCAAATGACACAATTAAGATCCTGCAAAACTTTGCAACGATCAATCCTAACGTGGTTCTTTCGCCCGGTAAACAGGTAAAGACCATTAGCGAAGCAAAGAATATTTTTGCTTCAGCGCAAATCGCAGAAGAGTTCAACAATGAACTTGGAATCTATGACTTGAGCGAATTCCTATCGGTACTATCTTTGATCGAAGCACCTTCGCTTGAGCATGAAAATAAAGTGATTCACATTAAAAGTGAGTCCAACAAGGCTGGAATCAAATACGCTTGTGCGAACCCCGAGATTCTTACCACTCCAAATAAGGACATTAAGGATCCCGAGTATGATGTATCTTTTGACCTTAAGCACTCAGTGATTAAGTCTATCCAAAGGGCCGCATCAATTCTGAAGTATGATAACTTCTCTTTCAAGTCTGAAGCTGGCAGTGAAGATATTCTGGTTACAGTATCGGATCCAAAGAACTCCAGTTCTAACGTGTACAGCGAGGTTGTAGGCACCACAGGCACTGAGGATGAATTCGAATTCACCTTTGTTATTGCTAACCTTAAACTCATTCCAGGTGATTATAGAGTGAACCTGAGTGCCCGATTGATTAGCAAATGGGAAGCAGTCGACGTTCCGGTTACATACTGGATTGCAATTGAAACTTACTAAGGAAAAAATATGAAACAAGCTGACGAGAACAACACGATTGAAATGAAAGAAGCCGATACCACATCCCCGCAACAGGTCACCGTTGAGACGCCTATTGTCGTTCTGCAAAATTGTATCAAGTGCATTGATGCAGCAGCCCAACGAGGTGCGTTTCAAGGTAACGAACTTAGCACGGTCGGTGGTGTCCGTGATATTATTCAAGGTCTCATTGATAACGCATGACAGATTTACTCTGGTCTGAAGAATATCGTCCAAAGGTAATTTCTGATTGTATTTTACCTGAAGAACTGAAGACGCATTTTCAGGAAATCGTTAAGCGAAAGTATATTCCGAATATGCTTTTATCTGGTAGCAGTGGTCTTGGCAAAACCACTGTTGCTAGAGCGCTTTGTAACGAATTGAATGCGGACTATATTTTAATCAATGGATCCGAAGACTCTGGCATTGATGTCCTTCGCAATAAGATTCGACAATTTGCTTCCACACAATCTCTAATTGAATCAGATAGCAAGCAAAAAATTGTTATTATTGACGAAGCAGACTATCTTAACGCAGCCAGCACCCAACCTGCATTGCGCGGATTCATTGACGAGTTTAATGCTGTATGTAGATTCATTTTTACATGCAACTTTAAAAATCGTATGCTTGATGCTATTCAATCACGCTGCACATGCATTGACTTCATCACGAATAAAGATACAAAAAAGAATCTTGCGCTGCAATTTCATAAGCGTATGCGTACCATTCTTCAAGAAAATAATATTGAATATGATTCTAAAGTATTAGCTCAAATCGTTATTCAACATGCACCTGATTGGAGAAGGGTTCTGAACGAATGCCAACGATATTCATGTGATGGTACACTAACACCAAAATCAGGAGCTTCGTTATCAGGAGAAAACGTTGATACTCTTATATCGTATCTTAAAGAAAAAGACTTTAAGAATATGAGAATCTGGGTTGGACAAAATACTGATATTGATACAAATTCTATTTTACGTAGAGTGTATGATTCACTATCTGCAAAGGCAGAACCAAAGTCAATTCCTGCGGCAGTTCTTATCCTTGCAGATTATCAATATAAATCTGCATTCGTTGCCGATCAGGAAATCAATACTGTTGCGTGTTTTACTGAGCTAATGGCTGATATCAAATGGAAGTAAAGTCACCATTTGATTTTATTAATTCGATCTGCTCAAGCAACTCTTCCAACTTGATGGAGGATTGCTTGGGCAGTGAGAAGCAATACATACCATTCATTATTAATAGGTCGTTTTCATATCACAATGATACGATTATGTTAGCTAATGAAATGAATAAGTCTGCTCACTTAAGCAAGCAGCAACAATATGACTTTTATCGAAACTTGGTTAGACCAAGAAAACGTTACTCCAAATGGACTAAACCAGAAGTAGACGAGAAGGTTGATGTTGTAGCTAAGTACTATAAGATGAGTAAAATTAAAGCTAGAGAAATGACTAATCTCTTAAGTGATGAAGCAATACAAAAGATGAAAGAGTATATTGATCCTGGTGGAAAAATTTAAAAGAATAAATATATGGGTATACAACTTATTAATGTACTCATATGAAATACCAAGACCAAATTATACCATGGGTTCCATCAGATATGGTGGAAGTCATTTTAAAAGAACCCGATGATTTTTTACAAGTAAAAGAAACACTCACAAGAATAGGAATTTCTTCAAAGAAGGAATATAATAAACTATTTCAGAGTTGTCACATTTTGCACAAACAAGGTAGATATTTTATCGTTCACTTTAAAGAGCTATTCATGCTTGATGGGAAACGATCTAATTTCTCCGAAAATGATAGAAATAGACGAAATACAATTACGCAGTTGTTATCTGACTGGGGTCTTTTAGAAATCGTTGATCGCGAAAGTGTGTTACCACAAGCATCAGTTAAGCAAATTAAAATCATTTCTTTCCGCGAAAAAGAAAATTGGAACCTTGTACCAAAGTATACAATAGGAAACAATTAATAAAAGGAAATAAATTATATGTGCGTCGTTGGCGTCAAATACATTAAAAAATTTGGATGGATTGGTGTTAAAAATCGAGATCGAAATTATCAGACCGAAATCAATATTAATCAATCCAATAGATATGGCGTTCAGCGTCTTTACATTGATGATCAGTTAAGTCGATGGACCGAAGGCGTAAACGAATTTGGCGTTTCAATTATATCTGCTTCATTCTCTGTTAAATCAGACGAAAAGGAAGGAGATAAAATAATTAATCAAAGACACGCTAAGCGCAATCAGGCTGGATACTATTCCCCTGATGGTAGAAAAATTAGAAAAGCTTTGCTTCTTGATGATCCAAAGAAAGCAATTGAATTTCTTGCTGAAGAAGAGCTGGCTGGAGCAACATACGTATTTAATGAAAACGTTTGTTACTTATTAGAAGGTGGATATACCGTAAGAAAAGAAGATGCAACTAGAAATAATCCACGGGAATATCATTATAAAATTAAAGAGATTACGCAAAAGGATGGTCATAGCTGCAGAACAAATCATGGCATTGATATTCCAAAGCTTGGATACAAAACAGATGCATCTGATCCTAAAATTATTCGTGCAAGA